TTATAACACAGGAGATTCAGTCGTGACCATTGATTTAAACGAAGTCGAGAAGTATCTGCAGGGGTGCAGTGACGAGACTCGTCTTTATCTTGGTTGCGACTCTCGTGTTTTCTATAACTCTCGCCGAGATCGTATGGTGAACTACACGACAGCAATCGTGGTGCACATTGACGGATGTCGAGGTGGCAAGTTATTCTATGAGAATAGTATTGAACGTGATCTTTCTGCGTCTCGGAAGAAACCATCGGTGCGACTGATGACCGAAGTGTACAAGGTATCCGAGTTATATCTTCGTCTCATCGACGAGGTTGATTCGTGTATCGAAAAAGATATAGAGATTCACCTTGATGTGAATCCAAACCGCGAACACAAGTCATCTGCCATTATCTCAGAAGCACTGGGATACATTCGTGGTGTATGTCAGGTCGAGGCAAAGGTGAAGCCCGAAGCATGGGCAGCCTCGACTGTCGCGGATGCGTTCTAGGATCTTTGATCGTATTCCTTGAATCCAAGAAGTCTACGATTCGACACAATTTCAAAGAAAGTCTTAGACTCTGGTGCGTTGAGTTTGGTATAACTAAACTCGACGTCCGAATGAATCGGTCGATAGTGCATCGTGCGTTCGTGAGGAACAAGAAGCAACTGAGATGCGAATCGTGGGAACGTAGTTACGATCACGATTCTTGACACCGATCCAACCGATGCCGGGAAATTTCTTTGCTGCGATGATACACATGAATGGATTGAATTCCTTGTAAGAATATATGCAACTATTTATAAAAAAATGCTTGACATCTGTGGCCAGATCATTTAGACTATACATATTGATTGAGAGAAAAAGTGAGAGACAGATTATGAAAGCATACAACTTCTACTCCGACGCCGGTCACGGTTGGTTGCGCGTCAAGTTGAACGAACTCGATCGTCTGGGTATCATAGAAGATATCTCGATGTTCTCGTACCTGTTTGCAGATATTGCATATCTCGAAGAAGACTGCGATCTCGCCACCTTCATGCGCGCCAAACAGGCTGCCGGCGAGACTGTAGAGATCAACGAGATTCACGTGGGCGGCAACTCTGTGATCCGCGTGTATGATACCTACACTGTAGAAAGCGCAACGGCTGCACTTGATTAGAGTCGAGAAATATGATAGTATACATACAAGATACTGAATATGGACTTATACATTTATGCCAGTAAAAGCACCATCTCGCAAGAAAAAATCCGCTCCTAAACGCGTCAAGACGGGCATCAGTGCATGTCCTCTTGATCGTGGTTTTGGCATGTGTCGTCGATTCTTCTATGACGAGATTGACGATAAAGAGATCTCTCGTATCTGTAAAGAGTTCGTTCGCAAGAACTACTCTAAGGAAGATGCGCGAGCAATTCTTGCGAATCCCGAATATCACTTCTCGATGTTCAACGGTCGCGCTGCTGCGATCTTTTGGATGAGTAAGGATCTGGAGTTTGAAAACCCATACGAATCGTATCCCGATCGTGTGAAAAAGATCTATGTCGATCTCATCGAGTCTGGTAAGGAAATCCTCGGCGAGTCTGAAAAGACAACAGAAGACGGCACACCGATCAAGAAGAGACTGTCGCCGCAGGAACTTCTTGAACGTAAGGTCAACAGTACGATTGGTTATGATCTCGATGATCTGGAAGACAACTGGATCAATGGCGAGACGAGTGACGTCGATCTCTATAACCTGTTTCAGAAACACGATCTGAAAGGCGCTGCTGCGCCTTATGTGAGAGAACGTCTCGAGACAATGCGATCTGAGTATCAGGACGCATATGACAAGTCAGAAGAGTGCGCGGTCGAGGCGTATGGAAATCTCTCGCGCAAAGAAATCAAGCGTCGTCTTGATGTCTGTAATCGAATGATCGATGATCTCGATAAGATCAAGGCCGCATCTAAGGCGACTCGTAAGACAAGAAAACCAAAGGTTCGCACTGCGGACAAACAGGTCAAGGACGTCAAGTATCTGAAAGAGAACAACGAGTACAAGTTGGTCTCGGTCGATCCTCTGTCAGTACCGGGATCGTTGCGTCTCTATACGTTCAATGTCAAGACTCGAGAGTTGACGGAGTATGTCACAACCTCGACGAACGGATTTGAGATCAAGGGTACAACGATTCAGAACTTTGAACCCGACAAGTCACGCAAGACTCGATTGCGCAAACCCGATGTGTTCTTGCCTATCGTATTGAAAAAGACTCCGAATCAGATTGATAAAGAGTGGAAGAAACTGACTACCAAGACTACAGAACCAACTGGTAGAATTAATGGTGACACTATCTTACTTCGAACGGAGAATAAATAATTATGATGAGTTCGTCTCTTGCAGCCCTTGTAATGTCCTTTGTGGCCTCTGAAATTCCAGCACAAGAGAGAGAATGTCTAGCACTTAACATATATCATGAATCTCGAGATCAATCTCGTATCGGCATGATTGCAGTGGGTCAAGTTGTTCTTAATAGAGTGGACGATTCTAGATTTCCTAATACAATCTGTAGTGTCGTGAAGCAACAACGATTCTATGATCCTCCCGACGCACCTATTCAGATTGGAAAATGTCAATTCTCATGGTATTGCGACGGTAAACCCGATACGCCTAAAGACGACATTGCATGGTATACTTCGCAAGTGCAAGCGGCTCATGCATATTATATGCATCATCTTGAATACGACGTAACAGAAGGATCTACACATTATCATTCAACATCAGTGTCTCCCGATTGGTCGGTGACAAAGACACATGTTGTTGATATCGATGATCACATATTCTATAGGTGGGACTGAATGGAAGAAGAAATTCTCGATTATAATGCCGAGGACTTTGTTCTCACGAAAAAACGATTCTCAAAAATGGTTGAAGATCATATAAAGGATTATCCCGATTCTTCGTATATGGAAGCAGTTCTGTTTCTCTGCGAGGAAAGGGCGATCGATCCAATGGACGTTTCTAAACTTATCTCATCACCCATTCGTGATAAGATCGAGGCTGAAGCAATAAATGCGAATCTCGTGAAAGGAGGAGGCAACAGTCTGCCGATATGAGGACGATGGAACCGTATGACGTATACAAATATTATATGGCTATAAAGTTACATTTTGAGTCTGATACGTATGATGCGACCAAGTACAACTATAAGACTTCAGCGAAACCACAATCATTTTTCAAACGACGAGACAAGTATCACTTCGCCAAACTCGGTCGTAAGTTCGATAAACCAAATGAGTTGATTCAGTTCTTTGTATCTCAGTTCACGAAAGGTGACACGACTTGGGTAGGCAATATGCTCAATGATGAGGAACAGTTCACTCAATGGTCTAAGAGAATTCAGGCACTCACCTATACGTTTGAAAATGATATAAATAAACTCTCTGAAAAGGTTGATTCATTTGATCAACTATTCGAGATTACGTCCGATTCACCGTACCCTTTAGTGGTGAATGCATATCTTCAAGATTACATCACTCTCGAAACAGTTGTGATACTGAATCAAATTACAGGATTTATGAAACAGGCTGACAAAAACGTGAACGACACGATTGTCTGGCCAGATGTTTCAAGACGAATTCGTAAATATGGTACATTTCTTTCTTTTAACGAAGAAAAAGTTAGAAACATCATACTTCGAATGTTTACATCATGAATATATTGTGATATAATACATCATGTTGTTTTGGACAATTCAACAAATACTACAGTAATATACAAAGGTAATATAAAATATGGCATTTAAAGATCTTAAGCAAAAGCGTGGCAACAACATCAATAAACTGGTTGAAGAGGCAGAGAAACTCAACTCTGGCGGCAATCAGAGATCGTTTGGTGATGATCGGATGTGGAAACCCACAGTCGATAAGTCTGGCAATGGCTACGCGGTAATTCGATTCCTTCCTGCTCCTGAAGGCGAGGATCTTCCATGGATTCGTTATTGGGATCATGGTTTCAAGGGTCCTACGGGCATGTGGTACATCGAGCGGTCGCTCACCTCGATCGGCCAGAACGATCCTGTGTCTGAGATGAACTCTCGTCTTTGGAACTCTGGTCGCGACGAAGATAAAGAGATTGTTCGTTCTCGGAAGCGTCGTCTTCACTATGTGTCAAACATTTATGTTGTATCTGATCCAGCAAATCCGGAGAACGAGGGCAAGGTGTTTCTCTATCAGTACGGTAAGAAAATCTTTGATAAGATCATGGACGTCATGCAGCCAGACTTTCAAGACGAAGAACCGATGGATCCATTTGACTTCTGGGAAGGTGCGGACTTCAAGTTGAAGATTCGTAATGTTGAGGGTTATCGCAACTATGACAAGTCTGAGTTCTCGAGTCAGAGTTCACTTTTAAATGGTGATGATGATGAGTTAGAGGGCGTCTATAATCGTATGCATTCTCTTCAGGGATTCATCGATCCAAAGGAGTTCAAGACATACGACGAACTGAAATCACGTCTTGTTCGTGTTCTTGGTGAAGATGATGCTCTTGGTCCAGTGTCTACGGCTGAATCAGTATCTCTTGACGAGACTGTCGAGGCTCGAGCGCCTAAGTCAGTACCAGATCCATCTTCGAGTGATGTAGATGTGTCGACAGGCGAAGAAGAAGATGACACTCTGAGTTATTTTCAGAAGTTGGCATCACAGAGTTGATCTTCCTGCCAGAAAAATAATAACTATAATATAATTAAAATCTTGACCCCTCCGCAATGGAGGGGTTCTTTTATGTGATATAAATAGTGAAGAGGTATATATTTGAATGACAACAAAAACAGAGTTACAAACGTTCACTCAAGAATTATATCCCGAACTTTTAGATAGAGTTCAGGAGACTCAGGATGTGTTGGCAGGTCTCGCAAAGTTTCTTTCTGAAGATCCTCCTCTTACTCGTGAACGTCTACAGAAACCAGAAGAACTACCAGAGACTGATCAAGATGTACGTGAAGCAGGAGAGTCAGTCAGAACTAACGCCGTGTCACTCATCCCTTCGTTTCAATTAATGTATGAGACTGTACTTGATCTACCTAGCGCAGGAGACTATACGAGTAGTAAGACAACGATTGAATCGGCGTACCTTTCATACGTAGAATCTCACAATGAAGTTATTGCTCACCTAAGAGAAACGGTAACGGTAAACGGTATATCAAGACAGCCTGATATTCTTGAGACGTTTACCGAAACATCGGATGAACTCTCAGAGAGACCTGAACAGGCAAGAGAATTTAGAGACGGAGAGATTCCAGCAACTCTTAAAGAAACTGCTCTTACATTAATTACTGCACTCAACGATCAGATCGATTCGACCAAGTCGAGTTGGGAGAGTATTTAGAGATGAGTAGACCCGTTGCTCGAGTCGGAGACAGAACGATAGGTACGTGTTTTGCTCATGACCCGCCGATTACGATAGGCGGTACTATTGTAACAGGATCCGCCGATACGACGGTGAACTCAAGACTCGATGCTCGTGTTGGTGACACTGTTCGCACCGACTGTGGTCATACAGGAACCATCGTAAGCGGATCACCATCTGTTACAACAAATTCAAAACTCACCGCTCGTATCGGCGACAAGGTCACCGGCATCTACGTGGCAGAGATCATCACAGGATCTCCAAACACGACTGCCACTTAGGGATTCACGTTGTAAAAGAGATCATATGCACTCGATGGAGTTCTCGATACAGCAGGAAGCGGTTTGATTACCTGTGTGGTCGATGAAGAATTTACGTTAGTCGGTGCA